AGATTAGAAAGGTTGCACGTAAAAAGAATAAGTGATGAACGTAGGTAAAGCAGTATATGGCATATTGAGCAGCACGACCGCTGTTACGGATATAGTCAGCACAAATATATTTCCTGAGATTGCAGAGCAAGAAACAGCCACTCCGTTTATTGTTTACCAATTGCAAGGCGTTGCACCTGAAGACACGCACGACGGGCCGTCTAAGTTGGACGAAGTGCGTATGGAAATCATTTGCTTTTCTGACAGCTATAACGGTGCAGCCGACTTAGCCGACAAAGTGCGAGGTGCATTGGATCGCGTGAGCGGTACATACAACGGTGTTAACGTCGAGTCTGTACAGTTTAACAACGTTGATATAGAAATAGAATATGATCCGCGCCGTTACTCACAGGTCACGACATATACCTTTCGCATTAAGCGCGATAACATAACCATTGCAGCAGGCACGCCAGTCACAGGCGCAAAGCTTGGCGATCTATCCGACGTTGATGTTGCAGGTGTCAGCGATGGCCAGTTCATTAAGTACGTAGCAGCACAGCAGGAATGGCAAGCGGCTGATAGTACGGGAGGCGTTACATCGTTAGCAGCTTTGACTGATGTAAACCTCACAGGATTAGGTAGTAAAGACGTAATAAATTACAACAGCACAACGGGCAAGTGGGAGCCTGTCGACTTTTTAAATGTGCTTTACACCAATCTCAAAACAGGGGTAAGCACTACAATCAACGACGGCGCAAATACCAACAGCGCATTAGAGTTGGGCGCAACAACGGCAAAACTAAAAACGGGCATTAGTGAAATACTTATTACAGAGACTAGTCCTGGGGATATTGATTTTATAGTAGCTACAGACGGCAGCGGGACGACTGCCTACACTGCGTTAAACATTGACGGATCAACCTCAGCTAACGAAGCTATTTTAAATATACCTGTTGGCACGCAGCTGCATATTAAGAGCGCCACCCATTACGCTTACCTGCGATATTCAGGCGGTGCTAACGCCTCGTTAAGTTTACCAACAAGCTCAGGCACGATAGCACGAACAGCAGACATTGCACTCGACTCAGCTGTCGCAGCAAACACCGCGAAGATTAGTTACACGGACGCAAGTGCCGTGGCTGCGAACACAGCAAAGACGGGCATAACGTCAGGGCAAGCCTCGGCGATTACTGCAAACACTGCAAAGATAAGTTACACTGATGCCAGTGCAGTAGCTGCAAACACGGCCAAGACGGGCATAACGAGTCAACAAGCATCAGACATTACAGCGAACAATGCAAAAGTTAGTTACACCGATGCAAGCGCAGTGGCTGCAAATACTGCAAAGGTTGGTATTACTACGCAGCAAGCTTCCGACATAACTACAAACAATGCAAAGACAGGCATAACGTCGGGGCAAGCTTCAGCGATTACAGCAAACACGGCCAAGGTTAGCTACACTGATGGCGCAGTCGATTTACGAATTGCAGCCGCTGACATTGGCGATTTAAATGATGTACCCGCATCTTTGGGCACATCGGGGCAGGTGCTGGCCGTGAACACGGGAGCAACCGCGCTGGAGTATGTAGATCAGTCAGGCGGCGGCACAACTTTCGATTACGCTCGGTCAATTATGAGCGCATCGGTTTTAAACGGTGGAGGCAGCGCTCAAGACTTCGACAGCGCAACGGCTCAAAAAGTAAAGTTTGACACTAGCGCAGACACGGAAGGCACAGGCATTACAATTGACACAACTAACAACCGCATTACGGTTAGCGCTACGGGTTACTATCAATTGACTTCGAACATAACATTTAATTCTAGCGCCACAAGAACAACGCCAGCAACGTTTTTCAAAAAGAATGGCAGCACTGATTTACTTGGCGAGGGTTACGGATATATCAGAAACACAAACGGGCAAAACGACAACAATAATTTAGTGAGCTGTATTGTTGAGTTGCAAGCAAACGACTACGTAGAAGTTTTCTCGTTTGATTCGAGTACAGTCGGCGGGAGTTGCTTTGCAACACAGGCATTTTTTGAGGTAAGTTCAGCAGGTGGTGCAGCAGGTCCAACAGGATCGCAAGGGCCGAGCGGAACGACTTACGATGTAGTCACCTTGACAGGTTCAACAACGCTAACTAGTTCGCACACAACAAAATATCTCGTTGTAGATAGTGCATCAAATGTAAACCTTACCGTACCAGCGTCTGCATCTTACGACGCAAATGCTGAGTTTGTTATTGAGCAACGCGGGGCGGGTGCTGTGACAATAGTAGCAGCGTCAGGTGTAACAATTAACACTTCAGAGACGCTAATTTCGGGCGGTCAATATGCTGTCATAGGATTAAAGAGAACCGCGTCCAATGTTTACACGTTGACGGGAGAAAGACAAGCAAGCTAATGGGAAACTTTTATCAAGCCGTGTCATCAAACAAAGCTGTTAGCGGCTTTTTGCTTGACACGTACACGGGTGCAGCGGCTGCTTATTCACTTCGCAAGCTGCGATCGGCTTATACAGGTGACGCTGTAGAAGTTTATAACGGCACTTCATACGCTGATATAGGGTTCGACAGTAGCAACGTTTTGGATTTAACTGCGTTGGCTACTCACTGCGGCTCAAATGATGGGTTTGTTTCCAAGTGGTACGATCAAAGCGGAAACACAAACACGGCAGCGCAAACGACTACCGCGAATATGCCGAAGATTTACGACGGGACGACGGCGACGGTGGTTACAAGAGGCGGCAAACCGAGCGTCCTATTCACAGGCAGCACGCAAATACTACCAATTTCAACCAGCTTCAATAACAACTCATACCTGTATGTCGGCGAACCTTTAGCAAGGTCGCAAGGTTTTGGCGCAAACAACAAATCAGTAAGAACAGACGGTACAGCAGGTTACAGAAATTTCGGTTTTGAGTGGGCATCAGGGAATTTATATGTATTGCACAACGGCACTGTGTACGATGCAACAAGCGGGGGAAATATTTCTGTAACTCTTGGATTTGATGTTGTATTATTCCGTCGTGGTTCAGTAGGTACGCAAACACCTGACAGCATAGGCAAGGAGGACACACAATACATTAGCGAAATCATTTCTTATTCTACTTTAGAAAGCGACAGTAATCTTCTAGGAATAAGCAGTAACGCGAACGCATTTTATTCAGCATTCTAATAAACCATGCAGGACGGCTTTTTTAGATAAAGGCAAAATTGATTAACTTGCACCTATGAAAGTAACATTGTTAAAGGCGTGCAAGCTAGAAGGTAACAGCTGGAAGAAAGGCGATCAACCTAGCGTGCATCCGTTATTTGCAAATGAGCTGGCGGCAAAGGGTTATATTGCGGCTGAAAACGATATTGAATTAAAAGAACAAGACCAAGATGGCGATATTTAACGGCACAGATTTAGGCGTGTACATAGATCAAGTACTAATTGCGGCTGCAACAGATGTATCTTTGACTTTGAACGCTGAGACTATTGACATAACAACCAAAGACAGCGCGGCATTCCGTGAGCTTTTGCCAGGTGTGCGAAGCGGCAGCATCAGCGTCAGCGGTTTGATTGATTATGTAGACGCAAGCAACAGAGACACTTTAAATCTTTATGACGCTTGGGAGAACAGGTCAGTACTAGCCTTAAAGTTTAGCAAGGCAACACTTGGGACTGGAGAAGCTAGCTTTTCTGCTAACGCTTTTATTACTAGCCTTGAGCAGTCAGGCGGCACAGAAGATACAGCAAGCTATTCAGCCACATTTGAATTGACTGGTACAATCGACGAGACTGTTGCTACATGATAGAACTGAACGGTACGGAATACCCAGTGCGCTATTCAATGAAGGCGCTGAAGAAATTTGAACGCAAATCAAAAGTCAATGTGTTTAGTTTGTCCGATCCGTCTAAGTTGTCTGCTGATGCTTGCGCATTCCTGTGCTTTGTCGGCGTAGAATGCGGCTGCGACTTTGAAGGCATCGACTTCGATATGGAGTTGAATGAGTTCGAAGACCATATTACACTGGCACACGTCACACAATGCTTTGACGTACTCGGTGAATATAGCAGCGAAAAAAAAGCATAGACGGCACTGACCAGCAGATAGGCTGGGCCGATGTTATTAAGATGGGGATGGGCATATTGCGCCTGTCCCCATTTGCGTTTTGGTCTATGACCTTTGGCGAGATAAGCCTTGCACTAGATGCAAACAGAGAGAGCGAAGAAATGCGGGAGCGTATGGAGTGGGAGCGCACGCGGTGGCTGGGTTCTATAATTATGCAACCGCACCTGAAAAAAGGCCGTAAATTGCGGCCAAAGGATTTAATGCAATTCCCGTGGGAGAAGCCAAAGCAAAATGCGCTTAACTTGACACATGAGGAATTGATTGCAAGAATTAAAGCACGTGACGAATGGCAAAGCTGAATGACTTAATTGTAACGATCGGGGCGCAAACCCGTCAATTTGATAAAGCTCTTGGTGCTTCCATGCGCAAGATGCAAAGGTTTGGCAAGAACACTAAAGACCTTGGCAAGTCCATGACGCGCAGCCTTACCATGCCCATTGCTGGTTTAGGTGTAGCAGCTATTAAGTCAGCGGCTGACCTGGAAACTATGGAGGTAAGCTTTATAAGCTTGACAGGTGGCGCAAAGCAGGCCGCCGATATGATGGCCAACCTCAACGAGTTTACTGCAAAGACACCGTTCCAAATTGAGGCCGTAGCCAAGTCAGCGCGGCAGCTAATTGCATCAGGCTCAGGTCTTGAAGATGTTAACCAACAGCTACAATTCCTGGGTGATATAGCTGCAACAAGTGGGCAACCCATTGACGAGATAGCCGCTATCTTTTCAAAGGTTAACGCAAAGGGAAAGGTTGAGCTAGAAAGTTTAAACCAACTAGCAGAGCGTGGCATACCAATCTTTACTGCATTAGCAGAAGCAACAGGATTACCAGCGGATAAACTTGGCGCGGGCGCGGTAAGTGTGGAGCAATTTAACAGCGTATTAAAAGCGTTCAGCGAAGAGGGCGGTTTTGCATCGGGCGCAATGGAGCGGCTAAGTGAAACGGCGGACGGTAAGTTTAGCACAGCACTCGACAATTTAAAACTTGCTGGCGCTGCTTTAGCTGAAGACTTGCTTCCTGTGGTCAAGAATTTAATTGATGACTTTACGGCATTCACGCAGCGCATTCAAAACCTTTCGCCTGAAAGCAAGAAATTAGCGCTGCAAATTGCAGCAGTAGCGGCGGCCATTGGCCCTGTGTTAATTATTGTACCTACATTAATTAGTGGTATTGAAGGCGTTGCTACTGCGTTTACTTTTCTTAATAAGACAATGCTCTCTAACCCGTTTGCAATTGTAGCTACGGGCATCGCGTTAGTGGTCACAGGTTTGATTGTGTTAAACAGCAAAACACTCGAGACAGCCACGGCAGTGGAGAAGTTAGCGCAGGCAAACAAAGACTTGACTCTTGAAGAACAAAAGCGAAACGTTGAGAAAGCTATTGCAGATCAACAGGCTTTGGTTGATTTACTTAAAGCAGAAAAGGAGGCCAAGGATAAACTAGCACAGAAGTTTGGAGGTAAGGCAATAGCAGAACAGAAGGAAGCTAACAAAGCATTTGAAGACGCTAATTCTGAACTATTAGAAATGCTTGGCTTGTTAGTCGACATTGACAAACAATTTCAAACGATACTAAGTAAAGAAGAGGAAGCTGCTGAAGCCTTAGCAAAAAAAATGCGGCGTGTCTTTATGCACGGCATTGAGCCACTGACTCCAAAAGCTATAGAGAATACAGTTGTAAAAGGCTTGCAAGCTATGGGCACGGCGGTGCAGGA